TTTTGTAACTCTCTTCTGCTTCCATAGCTAACTTGTCTAACTCTAGATCACTCAGTTCTCCTAGTCCTTTAACCTGCGGTAGTGCTGCTGCAATCTTATCAAATTCTTGATAGGTTTTTTCTAGTGCTTTGGCAGTTTGAGGATCTACATTTTTGGGTATAGCGGGTTTATCTTTTTCTTCTCGAGATTTTTCTTTGGCATCCACTTTTGAGAATGCTTCTTTAACATTTGGTAAATTCAGTATCTCTTCTAACTTGCGTGTCATGTTTGATATTTACTTGCGATTGCCCTGATGGAATAATTGTTCCTCGCTCAATACTCGAAAAGTAATACGATTTTGTCGAGCATAAGCAGTAGCAGCCTCCCATTTGGCTCTATTAATAATCACTTGTGTTTGTCGTCCTGAACTTTTACCAGCACGTGCCATGGTAATTTGATTCATAGGTTTTACTTCTATTAATTCTGCATGCTTACTGCCATCTTTGTCCATGTAAACTATAAAAAAATCTGGCACATAAATTGTATATTTTCCTGTGAGTGGATGACGATAAGGTATTTGTATGGACTCGCTGGCCCACTGATATACATTCGGATGTTCATCACACAATCGCATGAATGAGTGTTCCCAGCTACTTCTATAGGTTGGAGATTTTAAACCCACGTACTTGGCAGGATTCTTCATTATGAATTTTCCTCTAGCGAATTTCATTAGGCTACGATATTTCTTGAAACTACGTCTTTACTATCTCTGTTTTTTCTCACACCCAATCGGCTGGATTTAAATCTGTTGGTGTTAAGAATAATTGTTATCAATTCACTCATTTGTACAGGATCAGCTTTACCTAACGTATCTAATATTTCCATTACTGGAACAGAATCAATCTTTGCCTGTTGAAGTATAACATAAGCAGTCTCTTCAGCTGGTTGTCGATCAAATCCTCTCTTAACAAAGAATGCTACAGTGGCATCATAGTCATTAGCATTGAATTGAAATGGTTCCACATACTGAGTAGTTGTTAGAGCATCAATAGTTTTTTGTAAACTATCTTTGTCTTTCTGTGGTAGATTTGTATAAAATTCAGTCATTATAATACTGCCTTCTCTGCTATTATAGATACTTCATTGGTGATTCTATTAATTTTAATATATCCTTCGTTAACCAATTTAGTTATATCAGAAAGAGCTCGATTTCTATAAATGTTTTTAACAGCGACAGATGAAGAAGCAAATTCAACATCACTCTGTGCTATAGATAATCCTTTTCTAGAACCGTTGCGTTGATAATATATACTTGCAGCAACTCTATCTCTTGCAGATAGATTGGTTTGTAACAAATTAAATGACTCTGTTGGACTCAAATAATTTTGTGTATCAATGATAGGATTGTTGATGACTCTACCGGTATTATTTTTATTGTCAATTGTGCCTTTGGCGCCAGCTAGAGTTATTCCTACTCCTGCTACCACTGCTGCTGTGCCTACTGAAAAACTGCCTACAGGGTTAGTTATTGTGCCACTATTCTTGCCTATTTCTTGAACTCCCGTTTTAGAAATACCTTTTAATTCTTCCTTGACATCTTTGGCTTTGACTTTTTTTGCATTATTGTAAGTGTTTATACCGGTTAATATAGTACCTAAACTAATGTTACCGCCAGCAACGTCACTGATAACAGATCCCACACCATCTACTATTCCTCCTGGTCCAAATATTGAATTTGTTCCTCTGCCTAATACGCTCAGAGGTGATGGTTCGTTATCATAATGTAATGTTGCAAATCCACGAATGTCAGCTTTGTTTACATTGCCCGCTCTATACAACACAGACTCATACATCACTTGCATGGTATTGCTCATAATTCCACCACCATCAGCTTGATCAAGGTCATCATGACTGAATGATGTTATCACAGGATTAACTAGAGTAAATGATGTAAATTTTTTTCTGTGTAATACAAATATCTGTATACCTCTTAATAATGGTTTTTTTCTTGCTTTGGCATTATCCATACCAAACTGTCTGGGAATACCTTCTCCGGATTCGTACATAGTATCTTTGCCAAAATTTGTAACAGTACCATTGGCTCCACCTAGAGTAACAGAATCTGCAATGTTGTACTCATAGTAAGATTTCCAAAAAGCATTCACAGTGTCTGCTTGGTCATCGTGAAATGATATATTAACCGGTTGATATTGTATTCTAGTGGCTACGAAAGTCTTTTTATTGTATTGTAATTTTTCTTCATAATTTAAATTATATTTTGGCAACTGACAAGTTTTAACCAACATATTGAGTTCCAACTTCTCACCATCTGTGAATGGTCTTTCTCCTGTAACAGTATTGTCGATATCAAATACTACATGGAAAAGGAATTTATTTTTTGGTGCTAATTTAAAATTATCATCAAGATACAAACGACTGGCATGTTGATAATCTTTCATGCCTGGAAGACCGTCTGAGAATCCTTTTAAGAAATTATTAATACTTGGCATACTCTATATTTATAGTCACAAAAAAAGCGCCGTTAAAGGCGCTTCTTTTGCTATAAACGAAATGTAAAATTATATACCGCCGCCTGTTGCTAATGAACCGATAGTTCTTGTCAATGCTGTGCCAATTCCTGTGCCTTGTGGAGTTTGTACTGCGTTGTCATATCTGATCGATAAAGTGATTGTAACTGGATCAGATGTAGCATAAGCCAATGTGTTGTAGTTTACTGATTGTACGTAAGAGCCGTAAAGTTCCCAAGTTTCTAATATGCCTGGTGCTGTTGCGCCATTACCACCATCCAGCATTTCAATTCTAGTAGTGAATTTGTAATCAATTCCTGAAGCAGCTGAAGATTGTTCAAAGAAATCAAATTGTTTCTGAACTTGTTCACCAACCAATTTAGAAACTGAGTTATTAACATCGTCTCTTAAATTTAATGTGATAGCTTCCCACGTGTGTTTTCCAGCCATATAAATTCTTGAGTTGTAAACATCTAGTGTTACATCATCAAAAGTTAAATTAGGTCGGGTAACATCAATAACTTGTTTGGTTAATTCTGATCTTGGAGTTGATACACCGAAGTTTTCAAGAACTACTCTAAAACGATACTGAAGTTTTGGCATCAATAAACCTTGTGATGCTGAACTCTGATCGTTTGCTAATGGTACTGTAAATTTACTTAATGTTGAGATTGCCATATTTTTGTTCCTTTTTATTTACCGGGTATTAAACTCCCAAGTTAGCTATTTCTCCTGTGTTTTTAATTCTTAAAGGTATGTAGATAAACTCAACTGATTTCACAGGCTCAATTGCTATGTCAACATACAGTTCATTTCTGTCAATCCTTGTGGCAGTGTTGTTTGTTTCATCGCACACCACTAAGAAGTCATATAATGCTCTTTGACCTACTAGTTCTAACAAGAATGATTCGATAGCTGCTTTGATTTCATTTCTTGTTAAAGAATCATTTGGTTCAAATATAAACGGTTTAGCTATTTTGTCTAATTGTGTTCTTAGATAAACAGTTAATCTTGAAACGTTAATTCTATCTAGTGCTGAACTTTCAGAAGTTTTAGTTAAGTTACCAAAGTTTAATATTCCTGTGCCTGAGAAGAAAGTAATTGGATTTACTTTAGCAGAGTGCATGCTGTCTCTGATAGATTCAGTCAAAGCAATCTGTTGGAACTCGCCGGTAGCACTGTCAATGTATCCCACTGAAGTTGCATTGTCAACGATACCTCTTCTTGTACCAGCTGGAGCAAACCATGGGAATGCCACGTTGTCATTGTTAGCTAATACTCTCAGCATCATGTGACTTGGTGGAACAACGATTGTGTTACCGGTGTTGTCTGTGGTTCTTCCTGATGGATAAAACACACCAAGATAATCACTTGACGTAACAAGACCTTGGTCTCCGTTATCAGATGCACCTGCTGAGTTATTCGCCCAGTTAGTGATAGCTGTTGAATTACCTGCTAATCTCATTGGAGAATCTCCCACAACAAAAGATGTATTGTTTCTGTCAGTGTTAAGATTAACTAGGTTAGCAATTGCTTCAGGATATCCTGGACATGCTATAATGTTAAATCCTCTTTGATCTTCTCTGATTGCTTGGTTAGTATCAATTTCTGATTTTAATTGTTGAACAATTACTTTTCTCACAGCTTTTCTTCCAAAAGTGCCTGAACCGTTATCGTTATTAGCATTTTTAGTTACCCATCTGTCTGGGAAGTAAGTAGATACTGATTCGTTACCGTATCTAATGTTACCTTTGCCTGATGATCCAGAACCTGGATATGTAGTTGTAGTTACGTAGCTGTTTCTGTATTCTTTAACATTGTATCCTGATCTTCTTGTGTTGAATAACAAGATTGATTTTGGATATAGAGCTGGATTTGGACAATCTGGATCTACAAAATCATCACTTAAAAGATTTTTAATTGAACTTGCTGTGCCTGCACCACCAGATGATAATGAATCATCCTTGTCAGTGTCAGTTTGCCATCTAGCATCAGCAAAAACTATACCATTTTCTGTGGTTTGATCTGTGTTATCAATTAATACGAAATCAGCACCATCTGTTAATGTTGTGTCGTATCTGTAAATTTTTGGATAGTTTTCTAAATCTGAAGTATCAATCCATAAATCGTTTGCAACTAACGCAGTACCATCTGATTGTGTGGTAGGTTTAGTTGATGAGAACTGAGGTCCATTTGGATCAGTTGTAGCATAAACTTGTACATAACCTTTCCATGCAGTTCCGTTGTGAACCATGATATCAGCTTCTAAATTGGTGTTGTACCATAAAGTTCCATTGCTTGGTTCGTTGCTTGGCTCTGAAGAGGAAGCTGTGTAGCTCAAACGTTTCCAGTTAGTAGCAACAACCACTGCTGGTTGTGTAGAATCTTCTGTGTAACCTGCTGGAGCAACATATAAGTTGTCCACTTTGGTTGCAGAATTTGCTGTGTAAGAACCGTAGTCATGTGCATTAGATGTTCCAAAACCTGCATCAGCTAGAGCTGTGCCTGAAGAAACGTTCCACATTCTAAATTCTCCACCCAGTGCATGAGTAATTTTAATAGCACCAGTTGAAAGTTTAGTTGCAGAAATATTTGTAAATCCTGCTGCACTAATTGCTGCAACAAAATCATCAGCACCAGTTCCACCTAGAGTTACAGTTTTTGCTGTGTCTAGAGCAGATTGACCTTTTAATGATTCTTGAATTTTAATTGCATGTCCATTAGTGAAACTTGGAGTTGTGTTTTTAGAAGTGATTGATGTAACACCACCTTCGTATTTGAAAACTGTAAAGTCAGCCAATTTAGGAGTAGTGTCAAAAGCACCCAGAGTTGATTGCTCTG